GGAGAAGCTAAAGATTGGACGGGTGGTGATATCTCGGTGAAATAGATATCAGATTGACCCAAGAGAGCAGCTAAGACAGGGGTGGGAGCAAGATCGGCCCGGTAAAGGAGGAGACTGAGGACGGCCTTGTGCAAGAACGTGACCACAGCATTCGAAGGCAGCTCTTGCGGTAGCCTTGATTGTGTTCCCTGTGTGCGTTGCGGGGTGGTGGAAGGAGGCATTGAGGCAGGTAATCGTGTAGGTGCGCGAGTGGTCTGGGCCGGTAAATCGGTAGTTGAACGCGATGCCGCAGTAGGTCGTGATTCCGGATCCGGAGATGACGGGGGGGTCTCTGGTACCAGACTGCTGACCCGGGTTGGTTGCCTGAAGCGTGCGAACGAGTTGGCGTAACTCATTGATGGTCTCCTGCTGGGCGCGACAGATGTTCGAGTAGTTCATAGGTGATGGGTGGATGATCGGAGGAGCGTTGACCTACGTACAGATTGAACAATTGAAGCACCAAATGAATGTTCGGCTGATCCCAGACGCCAGGAAGGGAGCCAAGGAGATCAGAAAAGGTGGGGTCAGAATGGCGAAAGGCAGACCGGATGCGCAAAAAGAGTGGACGTCGCCCGGGAGCGAACAGATTAATGAGAGGAGTGAGGGCAGCGTTATAAGTGCCGAGAAGAAATCCCGGGATAAAAGAGTGGTGTTTGGTGAAGTAACGGCAGTTGAGATCGAAAGCTTCGAGCTGCATTTCGGAAAGCAACTCAGGGTGAGTCAAAATGGTCTTGTAACCAACCAAATGCTCAAGATAATAACTACCAAGGACTTCGGAAAGATTGTTGGTGACATCGTGGTAGACGAGTCGTAAATGAAGGAGGAGGGGGTCTTTGAAGACACCGCGGGAAGACACTACAAGAGAAACGAAAGAGGGTTGTCGAGAGATCTCGTATTTTTGGGGTGGTGAAGTCTTGTGGAAGCGGAAAGATTCACCGGGGTCTATGAGCTGATCGTTGTAAGTGCGGTCATCGCCCACAACCAACAAGGAACGAAAGTCGGGG